GTTCCAACTGAGGACGGTGACCCGTTCAAAGAGTATTGGTTTCACTATAACCTGGGGAGCAACCCTGGTTTCTTGAGTCCAAAGAAAAACTTTGGTGAAGAGTGTCCTCTGGACAGCTATGTCCGCGACCTCTTCCGCCAAGGGGATGACGAAAGCGTTAAGCTCGCTAAAAGCTTAATGGCTCGTCAACGCTTCTTCTCGCCTGTTATTGTGCGCGGAGAAGAAGACCAAGGCGTCCGTATCTGGGGCTTTGGCAAAATGGCTTACCAAGAGCTTCTTAGCCTTGTTCTTAATCCTGATTATGGGGATATCACGGATGTTTCCGATGGTACGGACTTGGTTATCAAGTATGGAAAGCCTCCTGGGGCGCAATTCCCTCAGACGAGCATCACACCTCGTCGGAAGGCGTCTCCTCTCATGGATGATGATAAAACATCTAAGAAGCTTTTGAGCGAAGTTCCTGATTTTACCTCGGTTTTTGAGCGTAAGAGCGCGACGGAAGTTCAAGGAATGCTTGATGAATTTATCGCATCTCAACTATCTGAGGATGAAGTAGAAGAAGTATCTTCTGAGTCCCAGAAGTATGGAGGAGACTCCGCAATTGATCAAAAGTTCAGTGAACTTTTGTAATAATAAGCTATTCATAGCTTTTAGGTTTGGGGTTTCCTAGTGTAAGTCCATATTGGCTTCAAAAACCCCTTTTTTAATTCATTTAGATAAGGAGATAGAAAATGAGTTTAGAATTAATTGGGAATGCTAATTTCCCTTCAGAAATCCTTGAGATTGGAAGGCCAGGTTGGCATGGAGAGATTGATGTAACTATTAATAGTTTAGTCAATCGGGAGACGAAAGCAAGTCAGATCAAAAAGCTTCTTAAAAGCGGCTTCGACTGGAAAAAGTTTTCACCTCCTCTTATCGCCGTATTTCCTGATGGAAGAGAGTATCTTCTGGATGGAGATCATCGGAGAGCCATGTTCCGCAAGACCTTCCCTGGAGCATCTAAGATGCCATGTTTTAGGGTCGAGGTCGCTTCAGAGAAAGAGTATCACGAGTTATTTGCTCAGATCAACTGGGAGAGTCGAAAAACGGCTACTAAAGACGAAGTTTTCGTGCATAAGGTCCTAGCAGAAGAGCCCCAGGCACTTGAAACTCAGATGTCTTTAAAGAAATGCAATCTTAGCGTTTATGGGTCGCCCGATGCTTTTGGTACTGTTGGCGCTCCTGGCTCTAAGAGGGTCACTGTGGGATCTTTTAAGAAATCTCTCAAACATGGAATCGAGAATGTGAAAAAGGCATCAGACTTGCTATCACAAGCATGGCCAAACGCAGACAAGATTCAGGGAGAGCTTTTAGAAGCAGTGTCTATTTTGTTTAAAGTGCATCCGTCTTTTAGCAACGGCTCAAAAGTTGAGAAGGATTTCAAAAAGTGGTTTAAGGGCTATGTCGCAATGCGTACTCAACACAATGCGGCTTGCGACTACAAAACAAAGGGTGGTCGTATTCACCATAAACATGGAGAATCTATGGCTCACGGCTTGATAATGGATTACCGTCGATCCTGCGTACCAGGAGGGTGCTCGGTGAAACATAAGCAAACCCTTGTTAAACTTAAAAATACCGCTGATCTTCTGGAATAATTCCAGGCCGCAGGGAGGCACGGGTTCACAGGTGCCTCAATTTTAACATCAAAGAGGGATAAATGGCTAAAAAGAAAACCAAACTTGGTCGATTAAGCTTGGCTGAGATGAGAAATTTAATAAATAAAAAAGCGGGCATTGAAGTTGCTCATGATTTAACAAAAGACAATCCTACAGAAGTAAAACAATGGATTCCAACAAGTTCACACCTGTTGGATTCAATTATTTGTAGAGGCAAAAAAGCAGGAATTCCAGTTGGCAAAATTACTGAAATCGCTGGCCTAGAAGGAGCCGGAAAGTCATGGATGGCGGCCCAAATTGCCGCAAATGCTCAGAAGATGGATATGGATGTAGTTTATTTCGACTCAGAATCCGCCATTGATCCAACTTACCTTGAAAGCCTCGGCGTTGACCTAAATAGATGCCTTTATTGCCAAGCACATTCTGTGGAGTTTGTGCTAGAAACAATTGAGGAGCTTCTAGGGTCAAATGATGGGCAACTACTTTTTATTTGGGATTCTCTGGCTCTAACACCGGCAATCACAGATATCGAGGGAGACTTTAATCCTCAGTCGTCTATGGCTGTAAAGGCTAGAATCCTGTCCAAAGGTATGTCTAAATTAACCGTTCCAATTGCAAACTCTCAATCAACGCTTTTGGTCCTTAATCAGCTAAAGACGAATATCGCTTCAAATCCAGCACAAAGAATAGAGGTCATGACAAATCCCTACGTCACTCCAGGCGGGAAAGCTATGCATTATGCCTATTCTCTCCGAATTTGGCTTACAGGCCGTAAAGCGAAATCCTCATTTATTATGGATGGAGATGATAGGGTCGGATACGAGGTTCAAGTTAAACTTGAGAAGTCTCGTTTCGGAACTTCAGGCAGAAAGTGTAATTTTAAGATTATGTTTGCAGGGAGAAATCCAGGAGTTCAAGATGAGGAAAGCTGGCTAGATCCATTAACAGCTTCAGATAGTATAGTTCAGGCTGGAGCTTGGTATACTCTAATTCATAAAGATGGCACAGAGCAGAAATTTCAATCTAAGTCTTGGATCGATAAAATCAAGAAAGATGAAAAATTCCGCAATAGAGTGCTAGAATTAATGGAAGAAGAGCTTGTTACGAAATATGTAATAAAAACAGATAAATAGAAGATGATTAGGAGAAAGAAAATGACTGTTTGTACTTTATATATCCTCTTAGGAGGGGGAATCTTTTTAACTCCTGGGTGTGTCGTTGATAATGGCGTTACATATCCAGATGAGATTGTTTATGCTGATACTTTACCGCGCACATATTCTTATGCGCCGCTGTATCGCCCAGTTTACAGGCCACGAGTGGTTTATAAGGATTCTTGGCGCTCTTACCGCCGCCCAGGACGCTCGTGGAGGCGAATGCCACGACGAAACCGCTACTATCCTGTTTACCGTAAATATTATAGACCTAAGCAGCACCCAAAAGTGCTCAAAACGTTTCCAAAGCAAAAGAGTAAGAAACAAAACAAAAAACACTTTAAGAAGAAGAAGTAAACTATTTATTATAACATGGAAGATGTAAGAGTAATAAAGAAGCTGATCAGGGAAGCACTTGATGATAAGAAGTACAAGGCGCTTATTAACCTGGAATATAGCAGTGAATACGGAATTGAAGAAATGCTTGACCAACTCAGAGCAGTCTGTGGAGTCACTATCATTAATTCTGAAGAAACTAGCAAGATTAATGAACTCAAGAACAGAGTTCTTTTAAAAGTTAAATTTTACTTAGCGGGCGACTCGCTGAATGAGCACCTCTCGAAGATGATTTCAAAAGCATTGACTCTAGACGGAGTATTCTCATTCAGAGTTCGCAAAGTAAAAAGAGATATTAAGAAACAGTAATTTAAAAGAGAGGTTGTTTTGTCTAAGAACAAGCGGATTCTTATTGTGGACATGTTTAACATGTTCTATAGAGCATGGGTTGTTGACCCGTCTTTGTCACTAAATGGACCCCCAATTGGTGGCCTTAAAGGGTCTCTGAAGATCCTTCAGAAACTCCTGAGAGAAACCCAGCCAGGTCGCGTGCTGATTTGCTGGGATGGCCCTGGGGGTTCTTCTAAAAGAAGGGCTATCAACAAGAACTACAAAGAGGGCAGAAAGCCCGCTGTTTGTAACTGGGAAAGCTCACATCTTTCCCCCGAACAGAAAGAAGAAAACAGGAAATGGCAGCAAGTTAGGTTGATGGAGTACTTTAATAGTATGCCAGTGTGCCAAATGATTCTTCCGAATGTGGAAGCCGACGACGTGATTGCTTATGTGTATAGCCTTCCTGAGTTCAAGGGGCATCAAAAGATAATAGTTTCCAGCGATAAGGACTTTTACCAACTGCTGGATGATGAAACTATCTTGATTAGACCGATACAGAAGCAGATACTGAATAAAAATGATATTTTGGAAGAACACAAGATTCATCCAAAAAACATGGCACTCGCGAGAGCCCTTGAGGGCGATAAAAGCGACAACCTTCCGGGTGTAGGGGGTGTTGGCCTGAAGACCGTATCGAAAAGGTTTCCTTTCTTGTCAGAGGATAAAAATTACATAGTAGATGATATTATTGAGTGTTGTGAGAATGACAATTCAAAATTGAAGGTATATAAGACTATCTTAGAAAAAGAAGATTTACTCAGACAGAATTATAAAATGATGCAGCTGTACTCTCCAAGCATCAGCCCCCAGGGAAAAGCCATTCTACGAGAATCGGCTGTTAATTGTGATATGGGGTTCAACAAGACAGAGTTTAAAAAATTAATGATACAGGATGGTTTCGGAGACTTTAATTGGTCGGATTTGTACCAAATTTTTAATAGAATTTCTATTGAAAAGTAGGGTTTTCGTTGCTATGCTTGTTAAGCAACCAAGAAGGTGTTAAGTGCAAGAAGAGAACGTTAGTTTTTCTAAATATGGCAAAAATTTTCAAGAAATGTTGGCGTTTCTCATGCTTGAGGATCGCCCTTTTTCTGAGCAAATTGAAGAAGTAGTTGATGTTGGCTTCTTCGAGTTAAAATACTTGCGAGTTTTTGCGTCAAAAATCTTTGATTATCGCAAAAAGTACGGAACACATCCAACCAGAAAGATTTTTGATTCAATTCTTAGGACAGATCTAGAAGACGAGTCAGAAATTATTCAAGATCAAGTCCGAAAATACTTTGCAAGATCCATTGTCAGAAAAGTAACGGACGAAGATTACATAAAAAACACTGCTCTTGATTTCTGCAAAAAGCAAAAACTAAAAGAGGCAATTTTGAGGTCTGTGGGGCTCTTGCAGAACTCTTCCTATGATCAGATAAGAAAGGTCATCGATGAGGCCCTAAACTTAGGCATTGATACGGACTACGGCCATGATTTCATAAAAGACTTTGAGTTGCGGTATCAATTCAAAGCCAGAGCGCCAGTATCCACTGGCTGGGATTTGATTGACAACATAACAAAAAGTGGACTTGGAAAAGGAGAGCTTGGCGTTGTTATTGCGCCAACAGGCGCAGGTAAAAGTATGGTCCTAGCTCACCTGGGAGCCCAGGCAGTCAAGAGTGGCATCAATGTCATACATTATACCCTAGAGCTTTCAGAGGAGGTCACTGGCCAAAGATACGACAGCTGCATAAGCGGCGTAGGGCTCAGCGATCTACACTCTGCTAAAGATATTGTTAGAGAATCAATTCAAGATGTTGATGGAAGGCTTATCATAAAAGAGTACCCAACAAAATCGGCATCAGTCAATACTTTGAAGGCACATTTAGAAAAATTAAAAAAAAATAACTTCAAAACTGGAATGATTATAGTAGATTACGGCGATTTGCTTAAGCCAGTGGGAAATTATAGGGAGAAAAGGAATGAGTTAGAGTCTATTTACGAAGGGCTAAGAAGTTTGGCCCAAGAATTTGAATGTCCCGTGTGGACCGCATCGCAAACAAACAGATCTGGCCTTAATGCAGAGGTCATAACAATGGAATCGATCTCAGAAGCTTTCAGTAAATGTTTTGTAGCGGATATGATCTTTTCAGTATCAAGAACAATAGAAGACAAAAATACTAACCAAGGCAGAATATATGTCGCCAAAAACAGAAATGGCCCTGATGGCCTAGTCTTCCCTATTTTTATGGACACATCTAAGGTAAAAATCAAAGTCTTAAAAAGAGCAGATTTACCTGATGACGAAGATAAAGCGTCAGTCCCAAAACACATTCAAATTTACCAAAATAGTAAAAAGAGCTTTCAAGAAAAAAAGGAAAATAAGACATGAGTATAGCTAATCAAATCCTATCAGATATTACCGTCCATATGAAGTATGCACGCTTCCTCCCAAAGAAGGAAAGGCGAGAGACCTGGAAAGAACTCGTAACAAGAAACAAGAAGATGCATATTAAGAAATATCCTGATTTGAAGGAGGAGATTAACGAGGCTTACAAGTATGTCTATGATAAGAAGGTTTTGCCATCGATGAGGAGTATGCAGTTTGGCGGAAAACCAATTGAAGTAGCACCAAACAGGATTTTTAATTGTGCCTATTTGCCTATTGACGATTGGCATTCATTCTCCGAGGTGATGTTTCTTTTGCTAGGTGGCACAGGTGTTGGATACTCTGTGCAAAAGCATCATGTGGAAAACTTGCCTGAGATTAAAAAGCCGTCTTCTAAGAGATCCCGTAGATTCTTGATTGCGGACTCTATTGAGGGCTGGGCCGACGCGGTAAAGGCCCTCGTAAAGTCTTATTTTGAAGGTGGAACCAGGCTAAGGTTTGATTTTTCTGATATTCGCCCCAAAGGCTCCGCTCTACTAACATCAGGCGGCAAAGCCCCAGGTCCGCAACCACTCAAAGAGTGCCTAATCAAGATTGAAGGAATCTTTGAGCACAAAGAAGATGGCGACAAGCTAGAAACGATTGAAGTGCATGATATTATATGCCACATTGCAGATGCTGTCTTGTCTGGCGGCATTCGTCGGGCGGCACTTATTTCACTATTTTCAGCTGATGATGAAGAAATGCTTGCAGCAAAAACTGGTAATTGGTGGGAACAAAACCCCCAAAGAGGCCGCGCAAACAATTCTGTCACATTGATGAGACACAGAATCACGAAAGAGTATTTTGCCGATCTCTGGGAGAGGGTACAAGCGTCAGGATGTGGAGAACCAGGGTTTTATTTTACTAACGATAAAGACTGGGGCACAAACCCTTGTTGCGAGATTGCACTTAGGCCATATCAGTTTTGCAATTTGACAGAAATTAATGTAAGCGATGTGGAGACCCAGGAGGAGTACGAGGGCAGAGCCAAGGCTGCTGCCTTTATTGGGACACTTCAGGCTGCGTATACTGACTTTCATTATCTTCGCGATATTTGGCAAAGAAATACCGAAAAGGATGCACTTATTGGAGTATCTATGACGGGCATCGCGTCTGCAAATGTC